ATTGAATGGTAAGCGTTTAAGTCTTGCGCTAATTCAGGAGTCCATACTGCTTTCAACTTACGAGTCTTAGCAACGATAGCCTCTGATTTTAATTCAAGATCAATTTCAGGAATATCTAATGCAGTTGTTGTGTTACCTGCACTGTTAGCTGTTGAATCTTCGAAGTCACCTCTATCGTAAGATACTGGTTGCTCAGAGTAATTCACAGTTGAAGTAGAGATTGTTACACCGTTAGATGCAGAAACAAACAATACTACGTTGTTAGAAGATACATAGTTAAATTCGTTGATGTTTGAATTTAAAGTACCAGCACCGATAGCAGTAACGTTGAATGAACGAACCGCTTCAGAATCAACAGTTGTAGGAAGTTGGTTTGCACCACCTGCTTTAGAAACTGTTAATTTGATGATTCTACCAGCTGCTACTGAAGCAGAGATTGAAGCGTCAAATCCTACATCAGCCCAAGAAGCTGTAGCTGCAGTTGTAGTTAAAGAAGCTGCAGATGCATCGTTTACAGAGTAGCCATATCTAGCTTCACCATAAAGACCATTTTCAGCTGCATTAGTTCTACCAAAGTTAGCTGCAGAACCAGTTACGTTAGTACCACCAAAAAGTGATTTACCAGCGAATTGACCATTAGCACCTTGAGAAGAACCATATTTGAAATCTAAGAAGAATACAAGACCAGAAGGTAAGTTCATTGGTTGTACGCTTACGAATTCTTTTGCTGCGATTTCACCGAAGATTCTTCTTACTAACGGTAAAGCCACACCAGACCACTCTTCAGAACCAGTAGAAGTACCAGTTTGAGTTGCCTCATCAAGCAATTGCTTTGCTTGGTTTTCTAACAATACAGCCATGCTGTGTTGTTCTCTTTCTTTTAAACCTTCAAGAAGACCAGTTTTTTCCCATTTGCTTTTTAACTGACGAGTTTCAGCTAACATTACTGCTTGTGGGTTTTTGCCTTCCATAAGTTTTCCTAAATCAAAATTTGCCATTTTATTTTATTTTTTTATGGATTGTTTATTTTACGATACCAGCTAATTGCTTAAAGCGGTTAGCTAATTCGTTTGAGCTTTCAGCGATGATTTCTTTTGCTGGAGCTGTTGTAGCTTGTGGCTTAGAAGCAAACCCTTCGGTCATTGTCTTCTTAGCTGCTACTTTTCTTTCAGTACCAGTAAACTTCATGCTTTCTGCTAAAGTTGCGTAAACCAATTTAACTTCTCTTACAGAAGATGTTCTATCTAAATTCTCAACTACTTTTACTTTTTGTTCGTTAGTTAAGTTGTAAGAACGGAACAATTTGTTTGCGTAAAGTAATTTTGCGTTTAACAAATTTACTTCGTTAATAGTGCCTTTTAAAGATTTGATTGTAGAAATTGCTTCTGCCAATTCTGCTTGAAGTTTTTCTTTTTCTTCATCATGCTTTGGTTCTTCAGCTTCTTCAACTTTTTCTTCATCATCACCATATCCCATTTCACGTAAGATTTCATCTAAATCGATTTCTTCTTCATCGTGAGCCGGTTCTTCAGTTGGAACTTCTTCAGCTTCAACTGCAGGTTCAGCAGCTACTGGTTCTTCAACCGGTGCTTCTTCACCTTCTACTGCTGGTTCTTCATGGTGGTCATCACCTTCTTCACCCGCAATTTGTGCTTCTAATTCTCTAATGATTGATTCCAAATCTAACTCATCGTCATCATCGTCATCATCACCAAATTCAGGAGCTTCTTCACCTTCTGCTGCTACTGGTTCTTCTGCAGGAATTTCTTCTTCTGCACCGAACTCATCTTCACCTTCAGAAAGGTCTTTAACTTTATCGTAGTCTTCTACCTCTGCACCTACTTGTGCGCTTTGGTTAGCAATACCACTTAAGTCAGTGTCATCATCATTTGCTTTAGTTGCTGGTTGCTTGTTATCACCACCACCAATTTCGCTTGATACATCATTGTTTTCTTCAACTTTATCTTCAACTTCTTCGTCATCAGCCATTTCTGCCTGAAGTTTCTTAGAAAGGATAGATTGTAGTCTTGGAGTAAATGCTTCTTCAAGAGCGATTTTAGCGTTAGCAATAGCAGTTTCACGAACAGCTTTAGCATCTGCGATGGCTTCTTTCAACAATTTTGAACTTGCCATTTTTTCCTTATTTGTTAGGATTTCTTAAGCTATTGTAATATGAGCTTAAATAGAATTATTAATTGGCGTTTTGGTCACTACTCATAGAACGAGAGTATTCATTTTACCAATAAAAAAACGTATATAAAATACGTTATTGTATCAATAAATATATAAAAATTAATAAAAACGTAATTTTCTAAAGAATTTTTTAGAAAAGATAAATATAAGATGGGTGCTTATCATCTTTTAATTTTTGACGGATTCTTTCATCCGAACATTCAAAATGTTCTCCGGCCTCTTTAAGAGAATAAAATTGAAGTCCTTCACACTCAATTATTGGAAGGTGTATTATTATTTTTGAACGTAACTGTAATTCGTTCATTTCATCGTAACTGATATCATTACGTTCAATTTTTTTCCAATGACGATATACTGGATTATTTGATTCAAAGTAATTTCTAGCTTCTGATTCGGTTATTCCTAATTTATCCGCCACCTGTTTTGGGGTCTCAAAAGGAACTCCATCTATTTCGTATTTAATTGTTGGATTAGTTTCTTCACCAATGATTTGCCAATCTTTGTATTTTGATTTAGTAGAACGGCATCTTCTTTCAACTTCACTTGCCACCAATTCATTTGGATTAATATCAATTGCAGCTTCTCTAAAACTTCTATAAGATTTGCCATTAACTACACATTTAAACGTATCACCGTTTACAATAGATTCGGTTGCAATATCCGGATTACCTTTTACAAATACTAAAATGTTTTGATGAACGGATGCTACTTTACGATTTCTTTCAAAGTATGTATCAACAACTCTTGATGCTTGGTGTTGTGAATTAAATAGAATCATATCGTTGTAGAAATGTAATCCAGCTTCTTCACAAGCTCTAATTGTTTTCCAAACCAAACCTTTATACTTTCCAATCTTATAATTTCCGGTTGTGGATTGTTCTCTTACTTCCGATACAACAACTACAAAGAAACGATTATCTTTTAGTTTTTCTGCTGCTTTTCTTAAAATAGAATAATATTTTTTATCAAATGAATCTTCATCCATATTTGAAAGGTCAGCTGGATTGTCTGTATATTTCTCCAAATCATAATAAGGTGGACAAGTAAACACAAAATCCTGAGTTTTATTCTGTATTGAATCTATTACCCATTCACTATCGCCTTGTATCCAATTTGGTTTTGTAGATTGTTTTTTATTTGCTTCAATTTGTTCATCAGAAAGGTCTATACCATTATAGATGTATCCCATTTCAGTTGCAACAATACCTCTAACACTACCGCCTGCAAATGGGTCCAATACTCTACCTTCCTCTGGACAAAACCATTCGTACATCTTTTCACAAAGTGTAGCATCAAATATGGAAACGGTATTATCTTCCCAAAAACGTGCTCTACTTTGGGTATTTTCTCTACCCAATTCTGATTGGATATTATAGGTGTTAATCCACCATCTTTTACGTTCTTGCCACTCTTTAGAACGAGTATCTAAAATAGAGAAAGGTTTAATCATAACACAAATATACGAAAAAAGCTTGGAATTACCAAGCTTTTATTTATATTATATTTTTTTATTTATTAATCAAAATCATAATTATAAGGACCATAATTACCACCAATATCTTTATTGGCTGCTGTTTTAGCTTTAGATGCAAATGGGTCATCAAATAAACTATCATCTAATTCATTTTGTAACTTATTTTTAACTACATTTAACTTCTTTAAGTTTTCAACATGCTTTTTTGCTTGTGGGGTATCTTTATGTTTTTTGTATAATGCTAGTTCTTTTTGTATTGTATCAATTGTTTTAAAATAATCAGTTTGAATAGATTTAACACTTCTACCTTCTTTTACTACCGATTCGTTTGGTACACAGTTTGGAACTTGTCTACCACCTTTATTTTTCATACCAACTTGCTTATACCCTTTCCAACAAGGTGAATCTTCGGCTATTCTACTTTCGTTTTGTCCGTATTCATGATAGTTAGATGATGCTTGTGAAATAAAATTTTCTGCGTTAGTAATATGGTCTTGAATCCAAGCTGGAATATCTTTTTCATTTTCTCCCATCTTAGCTTTTAATTCAGTTGCCATCTTAATAATGGTATCCAATGAATTATTTGCCATAGAAACTTCATGGTCTTCGCCTTCAGCTTCTTTAATGAATGCAGTTGCAAATGGATTAGAAATTACTTTACCCATTTCAAATTTACCAAATGCTTTTTGATTTACTAATCCACCTAACTTAATCATAATTATTTCTTTTTCATTGCAAGTCTTTCTCTCATTACATCAGTTGGGATATCAGAGATTTCATAGTAACGATTTAGGATGTGTCCCATATCTTCATATAAAGCGTGTAATCTTTCATCCATAGCTTTTGCTTCAACAGAGAATTTATCAAATTGCTTACCTAATTTATCTAACTCACTCATATTTCTTTTTACAGTCTGCGCATCGAACCAATCGTTAGCTTCTCTTAATGATAATTCCTTTGCAGCTTCAACAATTGCTCCTAATGTTTCTGAAACTTCAGTCATATCTGAATTACGTTTCATTTGGTCTTGGAAAGTATTGTATGTAGATATAATTTCTAAAAAGTGTTTTTTAACTTCTAAAGATAATTTTCTATCAGGTTGTTCTAAATTCTCCTTAATAGAAAATTTACCATCCTTAATCTTTACTTCGTTAATTGCAGTTTTACGGATATCATTGTATCCTTTAGCTATTTTATTTACCCCTTTAGGTTGTTCCACATTCAACTTAAATTTGTTGTTGTGTACATAATCATATATGTCGAAATTCTTGCTCATCTTATGCTATTTCAGTTATTATTTCTCTCATTAGGTCTTGTGCCTTGCAGTATTCTCCACAAATATCAGTACCAATATTTTTTAGTGGATTTACGGATTCGTTCATTGGGACCATAAATGCACCATGTGTAGATGGGTTAGAAACAAAATCCCAACCAATCAATTCAAAGTCCTCTTGTACTTCTACTTTATTTCCACTCATAGGTCTAGTTGAACCCATTCCTCTTGAAGAAATACCTAATAGAATTCCAGCTTTTAATAACTCTTTAAGAATGTTACCAGATGGAGTTCCTAATATTTCAACAGTCCCACAAAGGTCATCACCTTCCCACCAAATTTCTCTGATGTTGTGTGATACGTTCTTTAAGTTAATAACCGTTGAATCTGGATGGTCTAATTCACCCAATGCTCTACGTTCTTTAATAAACGTTAAATATTTTTTTGCTTCTCTTTCAAGAATTGGTTTTGGATACACTCTACCATTTTGGTTCTCGGCACCAGCTCTTTGTAGAACTCCTTTTACCAAAGTTCTTCCACCGTCATCTTCTTTTATTTTACCTTCAAATAGGTGTGTTTCTATTAATAATGATTTCATTCTATCTTATTATTTTACCGATTCCATTTTACTTCTAATCTTATTAGTAATACTACCTAATTGAGATTTATCAATACCCAATCCATCAACTACTTGTGCTACTAATTGTAATTTTTGAGTTGAACTTAATTTAGCATCTTTAATTTTATCAATAGCCATTCCCAATCTTTGTTTAACAGATGATGGTATTGTTGCTTTTGGCAATTCAGCTGCTATATCTTCGTTAGTTTTACCAGCTCTTAAATCTGCTAAATCATCTCCTTCGATATCACCATCCTTATCAACATCCAATTTATGTTGGTCACCTTTTAATGCTTCAGTTTTTTCACCTCTACCATTCCAAGCAGAATCAACTTTATTAAAGAATGCTTTCTTTTCATCATCTGTCATATCATTAATACCCTTCCCAGCTTTTTCTAAAGCTTTTTTGAAGAATGCTTGATAATCTGCTTCTTCTACCATTACTTCTTTTACAAGTTCTTTTAATCTTTCTCTTGATATTGTTTCTTTGTACATAGGTAATCCTTTGTGTTTTGTAGATGCATAATCTTTAGCATCTTTCTTTTTCATTGAATCTGCTGCTTTTTCAACTTCTTTAGATGGTGCTTCCATGTCTCCTTTTTGTACTGCATGAACCATACCCATAAATCTTTGTTGTGCTTTTGATTGTGCTGGCATCTTATAAAGTTCTTAATTTTTCAGTTATTCCCATTAACCTTTCTCTGATTTTATATAAAGATGCATTTGTTCTTTTCCAGTAATCTTCTTTTTTAAGTCCATTTTCAGTCTTAATTTTAGAATACCAATTAACAAACTTCTCTATTTCAGAAAGTTGTTTGTGTATATTAGAAACTCCTCTACCAACTTTTGCTCTTGGTGAAGATTCTTCTCTTTTCAATTCTAACCATCTATTTTCTGCAACAATCATTCCGCTAATATCTGCAACTTTTGCTTTATCAACTTCTTTTGCAGCAGTTGGTTTCATTGGTAATGCCTCATCTTTACTAGCTGGTACATCACCCAACGCCCAATCTTTTTCACCTTCTTCTAAATTATCAACTACGGTTCCACCGGTTACTTTTGCTAATCTATTATTTTTCTTTGCAGTTTGTCCAGGTTTAGCAAATGCAGCAGGAGTATTATATCCTGCAACGTTTCCGGTTACACTCATTTCATCCAATGTTCTTTGAATGTTTCTTTCTCTAACGTATTTACGAATAGCTTCTTTTAATCTTGCTTCCATTATTTTACTTTAGATTTAAGTTCTTTAATTAGCTCATAAGAAAGCATAATAGATGAAACTTGTCCATCAGATACACTTTTTCCAATTTTCATTTTTTCTAAAACGGAAATAGTTTCTGATAATTTAATTTGTGTAACTTTATCTTTTAGTTTTGATTTAATACTATTTAATTCTGCAATTATATTTGGTAATTCTTTTCCAACATAATCTACGAATTTGGTAGTATTTGAGATGTTGTTTATATATTCTTTCAACAAATTCTTTTGAGAATTATCTAAATTTGTATATTTTTTGTTGAAAGTTTCTACTAGAATCTTATAGGTAAGTAATCGTAGGTCTTTGTCTTGTTGTTTATAGGTTTCAATCAACTTCTTATCTTCGGTTGGTTGAGTTTTTAAAGCAGGCTTTGAGGTAATGTTTTCAATTAGGGTAATTTTAGAATTAAAGATATCTTTAATATCATATCCTTCTGCTCTTTTGGATTCAAATACTTTATAGATAGATGCTAGTACTTTATAGTTAGAAATAGGGGATGATAGGAATTGTTCAATTTCAAATTTTGCCGAAATTTCTTTAATAAGATTAAATTTTTCTTTAGAAAGTGTATTTTGGTTCAATTTAGCATGTGCATCACATACCGTTTCTACCAATCTATCTGCTTTTGTTTCAGAACTATATTTTTCCTTTAATAATATATCATAAAGACGTAGTTCTTTATTTAACTCCGTATTTGGAGCAAAGAACTCTTTTACGATTTTTTTAGCGTTTTCGGTCTTATCGCCATTAAGAACTTCCAATGTTATTTGTCTTACTAAAAGCTCAAATAACACTCCAGTATTCTTAAACTTGGAATGTTTAATTTTTTTCATTTACTTACCCTATATTTGTTCTACCCTATAAACTAACACATATAAATATAAACAAATTAATGTTTATTAAATTTTTGTATCATCTAATAGGTTTTTTTCATCAAGCATATCCGATTTTTCATTTAAAACCGTCTTTTTTGATGAAATTCCGTTTATATATTCTCTTGCTAACTTCTTAGCGTTTGTATTTAAATATCTATCATCTCGTTTTCTCTCCTTATGATTCTCCTTATCTCCCAATGGGTCTCTGCCGTATGGGTGTTTATCTTTACCATAAGTGTTTCCTTCTCTAGGTCTACCCACATTTCTATTCAATTCAATTTCAGTTTTTAACTTTTGAATTTCTTCTTCTACATTTTGTTGTTCTGGTGGATTTGCTGGGTCTTGTCCTTGTTGTTCAATAGATGTATGTCTGAATCTATCTTTAAGGTCTAAAATTACTTTAGCTCTTTCAATATCAATTTCATCCTGAGATAATCCAAAGATATTATGGTATGCCCAATCAGATGATAACATATTAAGTGCTTTTGCATCAGATGCCAATCTAACCTTCTCACTCCATAAGTTTACTTTTTCTTGCTCATAGATTGTAGAAGCGTTTGTCAAACTCAATTCAAAATTTGTCATTTCAGAATCTTCTATACCATTTGATGCTAAATGAACTACTGCAATTTTTGCCAATTCACTAACAACCGTTCTTTGAATTCTTTCAATAGTTCTTGCAAAACGAACATCTTCTGCAGCTAGAGTAGCTTTACCATTTACATTCTCATCATATGATAAGTAAGCTTTTGGTACTCTCAACGCTGCAAATAATTTATGTTTTAAATAATCAATATCTTCAATTGCTGCATAATCTAATCCTGCCAAGTTATCAATATTAGTACCACTATCACTACCACGTACAGGTAGGAAGAAATCTTCAGTAAGGTTTTGGATATTATATTTTAAGTTGTAGTCTCCGGTGTTCTTATCAACAAATGGAGTTTTTTTCATTTTATTGATAATTTTTTGCATATAGTTATCTACTTCCTGTGGTGGGATGTTACCTATATCAATTTTGAACACTCTTTTTTCAGGTGCTCTCATAATACGATGGATTAACATCGCATCTTCCATAAGTGATAATTGTTTCCAAATTCTTCTTGCACCCTCAATCATTGATTTACCATAAGGAAGGAAGTTAGTATCCGATAACATTCTAAAATGAGCCATCTCATATTGCTCATATTCTTTTTTACCAAATCTATCCAATTCAATCTTATATTTTACATAATCAGGATTGTTTGGGTCAGTACCTTCTAATCTCTCTACATTATATGTTGAGTGAGGTGCTACGTTGATAATACCTTTACCAGGTAGGATTTCCAATGCTAAGAACGCATCTCCGTATTTTACTAAGTTTCTAATCCAAGGCCATAAGTTAAACTCCACATTCATTATATCATAGAATAAATTGTGAAGCATTTCTCTTACATTCTCATTTGTGGATTTAATTTGAAGTACATCACCATATTCGTTCTTTGTTGTACTCTCATCCGCATATATATCTAAAGCAGAACCAATGATTGGGTCCATATCCATAGCATCATAATCTCTAAAAAGTTCTCTACGAACTTGATGATATGCCATTGATTGTGCACCCTGATGAGTTTCAAAATAAGACCTTTGTAACTTTGTGTATCTATCTCTTAAATTTACAAAGTTTGTATTTGATTGACGGTCTTCAATATCAACCACTTTACGTTTACCATCTTTATCAACGGTTACGATTGCATTGGTTGAAAATAGTTTTTTTAGTCTCCCAAAGAAACTCCTATCGTCTTGAAATTGTTCTGCCATAATTTATTTTACCATTTTCTACAAGAC